GAAGAAGTCCAGCGCCTCCTTGGGCGGCACCGGGTCGAAGTGGAAGCCGGGTTTGTCGCTGAACTGGGCCATCAGCCGAGATCGTCATGGGGCACGCCGAGGGCCCCCTGCACGTGCATGGAGGCCATCACCACCGAAACCGCCGTGGGATCGCCCGCCGGGCCGGAGTACGCCGCGCGCCAGCGGGTGAGGGCCGAGAGCGCCTCCTGCAGCAGGAACGGGTTGGCCTGGGGCAGTCCGGTGTCCGGCAGCGGGCGGGGCAGGACGATGGAATCCGTTTCCATTTCCTGGAGCCCGTGGAGCTGCTCAACGGAACGTCCTTCCATCGCCGGCGGCCCGGCCAGGCGATAGACCCCGCGGCGGACGCGCTGCGCCTCACCCGTCTCCAACAGCCGGTGCACCGTGTTCGCCGCATGTCCTTTCGTGCAGCCCACGCCGGCGGCGATCTCGACCACACGGGAGTCGCCGTGCGCGTGCAGCCAGGCCACCACGGCGTCCAGGTGGGGTGTCGCGCGGGGCATCACGCATCCCTCCCGTCGCCGGCGCCGCGGGCCTTGAACAGCGCGTTGCCCAGGTCGCGCATGAGACGCTGGGCGTCCATCTGGCCCAGCAGATCCTCCAGTCCGGCGACCAGCTCCTCGTAGCTCCCGGCGCGCTGGATCAGCTCGCGGATGGGGTCGATAAGCGGCCGCATCATGGGCTCCCACTCGGCCAGGGCCTCGGCCTCGATCTCGTCCAGGTCGTCGAAGCCGGAGCCCGCGTCCGCCTGGGCGAGGGCCAGGGCGTGCACGTGGCCGCAGTCCCGGCAGAGCCGGGCGGCGGCGGTGGCCCCTTCCTCGCCCGCGGGCGGGGCGCCCGCGCCACTGCTCGGCTGGGCGAGCAGCTCGGCGCCCTCCTCCGGCTCGGGCAGGCCCAGCTTGTCGCGGATCACCGACTGCTCCACGCGCAGGCCCAGAGGCACCAGCTCCTTGAGGGCCGAGGTGAGCAGCGTCAGGTCCTCCGGCTCCGGCACGTGGAGGGACAGCCGCGGGTAGGCGCCTCCGGGCGGCGGGCCGAAGTTGAGGTCGATGTGCGCCTTGACCAGGTCGCGGTTGAGGGTGGCCGAGACCTGCGCGGCGTCCGCCTTGAGGATGTCCTGGCGCACGTCGGACTGGGCCTGCTCGTTGCCCAGCTTGCCGGGCGTGCCCTCGGTGGTGGCGGTCTGGCCGAGGATGACCTTGGAGAGCTGCTTGTCCCAGAACTCGGCCGCCTTCTCGAACATCGCCGCGCCGCCCTGGCCGCCTCCGCCCACGGCGTCCTGGAACTCGATCTCCATCGACTTGTGGATCACCGCGGCGGCGTCCGAGCCCAGGTTCACGACGGCGGACATCAGCTTGCGGATGTCGTCGTCCGTGGCGCCGTCGCCGTAGCGGCCGACGCGCAGCGGGAACCCGAACACCTCCAGGAATGCCGCCCAGTCCTTGATGCTGAACGCCTTGAACAGGTAGGCCCAGGCCGCCGGGCGGGCCAGGCCGCCGCGGATGGGCAGCCCGGTCTTGAGGCGCGGGCGGTGCACGATGAACTTGTAGGGGGGCAGCGCCAGGCCGTTGACCGCGTCCGCCACGTCGCGGATGCGCAGCTCCGAGCGCGTGTCCCGATCCCACTGGAAGAAGCGGGGGTCGCGCCAGGCGAAGCGGGGCAGCCAGCGGCCATCCTTGGACTGCCAGTTGATCTCCACGGCGGAGAAGCCCTTGCCGAGGGCGTCCAGGAGATCGCCGACCAGCTCCCCGAAGTCCGGCGCGCGCACCAGCTCGCGCACGGCGTCGGCCAGCTCCACGTCGCGGGCCTCGTCGCTGGCGGCTTCCACCACAGGCTCCAGGCCGGCCACGGCCAGCTTGCGGGTGCCCAGAACGCTGCGGTAGTGGCCGTCGCGCTCCTCGATCTCCTCCGCCAGGGTCAGGTAGTCGTGGTGGTCGGCGTCGTCCGCGCGGCGGATCAGCGCGGCCAGGCGCTTGGGCGTGAGGCCGGAGGCGACCGTGTCCTGCCACACCGTGCGCACGCCGGCCACTTGCGGCGCGGCGTGCTCGCGGCGCAGCGCGGCCAGGTTCACCGGCCGGTCGTAGGCGTCGTAGAGGCGGACGGATTCAGCCATCACTCACCCAGCGGGGTCAGGCAATCCGCGGGAAGGCCGGCGCATCCGCATTCGCGCACAAGCAGGCACTCTCCCGCATCGTTGTGATAGCCCTCGTGATGCCCACAAGGGCACATTCTGGGGCCGTTCGGATAGCACCAGGGCGGCGCGTATGGCGCGCGCGGCCCCGGCCCCGGATATGATCGGCTCTTGTCGCCTGGCATCACCACACCCCCCGCTGGAGGCCGAAGCCGGCGTTGCCCGTGCGCACCCGGCGCTCGGGCGGGTCGTCATCGGGGGCGGCGTCGCGGGTGACGCGGTGGTAGGCGTACACCATGCGCGGCGCGCTGGCGGCGTGGATGGCGAGAAAGGCAGCCCAGGCGCGGTCGGCGTGTCCATCGCCTTCGCTGGCGTCCACGTCGAAGCGCACGTTGCCGGTGGGGCCGGCCACCTTGCGCAGGGAGTGCAGGTCGCCGCGCAGATCGCGGTCGCCCAGGGGGATGCGCACCTTGCGATCCTCGAACGCCTCTTTACCCTCGGTCGCCAGCAGCAGCTTGGTGGGGCCTGTGAATTGCACGCCCTCTACGCGATCCTCGCCGTAGCGGCGCTGGGCGTCCTCCACCGGCTTCTCGCCCATGCCGGTCTGATCCATGCAGCAGCGCGCGACGCGATAGCGCGTGAACACGTTGTCCAGTAGGCGGTCCTGCGCCGCGAAGGTGATGCGCCGGCGGGCAATAATCTCCCGCGTCCAGAGCACGTCGCCCACAGGCTCCAGCACCCAGATCACGAACAAGTCCTTGCGGCGGCCGATGTCCACACCTACGAACACGGGGCCGCCCTGGTAGTGGGCGGGATCTCCGGCGTGATCGTGCTCGCAGTCGTTGATCAGCTCATAGGCCAGCCAGGCGCTGGCCTCGTCCAGCCACTGCAGCTCGAACTCCTGGAGCCAGGAGTCCTCGTCGTTGAGCGCGGCGCGCATCTCGGCGATGTCGCGGGGGAGCCCGTCGGCCACGGCCTGGTGGATGTCCACCTGGTGGCGGCTCCAGATGGAGTCCTGCGCGGTCATCAGCTCGTAGAACGTGTTGCCCTTGCCGTTGGGCGTGCTGGTGATGCGCAGCTTGTGGCCGGCGGACACGACGGGGAACAGGGCCCGCCAGATGGCGCGGCTGTTGGCGTGGAAGGCAAACTCGTCCAGGAACACGTTGGCCGAGAAGCCGCGCGCGGTGTCCGGGTTGGCGGGCAGTGCCGTGATGCGCGATCCGCCGGGCAGTGTGACCTCAAGGGCCTTGTAGACGGTGTTGTCCTCGCCCTTGAAGTCGTACTCCAGTTCGTCGATGGCCAAGTTGTAGCCGCGGGCGTGCAGCTTCACTCCAGTGTCCATCGCCTCCTTGGCCTGGCGCTCGCCGCGAGAGAGAATCACCCAGCGCGCGCGCCGGCCCAGCGCCTCGGCCTCGTAGCAGTCGTCCACCAAATCCAGTGTGCTTATGAAGGTCTTGCCGGTCTGGCGGGCGAACATGGCGATTTTGAAGCGCGCGCGGTCGCGCAGCCAGCGCCGCTGGTAGGCATACAGCGGGACGGCGGGGCCCGGCAGGCGCTCGCTAGACGATGCCATAGACCTCCTCGCGCACGCGCTTGAGGGTGGCCATGTCCAGGCCGCCCTTGCCGCCGGCGGCTTCCTTCTCCAGCACCGCGAACTTCCGGGCGATCTGCTCGCGGACCTGCACCTGCCACTTCTTCTGCTGCACGGCCGCGCCGCCCAGCTTGGCGGCCATGTGCCCCAGGTCGATCAGGTCCAGCTCGCCGGCCTCCTCCATCTCCACCAGGGCGCTGAACGCCTTCTCCTGAATGAGCCGGATCAGGGCGTCGTTGAGCGCGCCTTCGTCGTCGCCGGCGGCCTCGGCGATGGCCTTGGCCTGCTGGGTGGCCATCGTGAGCGCGGCCAGGCGCCGCTCGAACTGCTGGCCGTAATCGTGCAGCGCGCTCTTGCTGATGGAGAAGCCCTGCTCCTCCAGCCACTCGGCGAGCTGGCGATAGCCGGAGAAGCCGCCGGAGATCAGCCGGTGGTCCAGCTGCGCCTTGACCTGCGCGGGAAGCTGCGTGACGGCGGGCCGGGGCGGCATGGCGGCCTCACCAGTACTTGGTCGGGCGGGCGATGCCGGGCTCGCAGGGCAGCGTGTACTCCACCACGTCCACGCCGTAGCGGTTCAGCTCCGCGTGCCAGGAGGGAGCGTCCTTGCCGGAGATCTCCACCAGCTTGCGGTCGGCCAGGTAGTCCAGCTCGCGCCGCAGCTCCAGGTGCGTGACGTCCGGGTACTCGCCGCGGATGGCGGAGAGGAGCGTGGCCTCGCCGGCGCCGATCGGGCGCCCGGCGTTGAGGGCCACCAGCAGCAGCCAGCGCATGCCTTCGCGGCGCGCTTTCTCCAGGTCCACGCTCATTGGCGCTCCGCTCTCCAGGCGTCGATCTTCGCGGCCAAGGCGTCCAGCTTGGCGT